ACAGGAAATTTTCTTAACTTACCATATTTTAATTGTGCTAATACAACGAGATATGCCTTTCTCGAGAGTGGCGAGGCTGCTACACTAGAAAGTTTTTTTGATTTAGTAGAAAGACATAAACAAGACGACATAAGCATAATAGAAGTTAAAAGACCAGAGACACCATACTCTGATGGCCCACCATGTGTCGAACTCATGGTGCAAAACAAAGTTACAGAAGGTGGCAGAAACAATGCATTATTTCACTATGGTGTATATGCCAAGTCTAAGTGGCCAGAAAACTGGAAAACAAAATTAATATTATTTAATGAGTCTGCGATGGCACAACCATTATCAGATATAGAAGTAAACATTATAACAAAACAACACGAAAAAAAAGATTGGGGTTATAAATGTAATGATCAACCCATGTGTAGTTTATGTGATAAAAAATTATGTAAATCTAGAAAGTTTGGTATAGGTCAAGAGATAACATTTCCTAATCTTACAGATTTACAAGTTGTAGCGCTAGAGGAGCCATATTACTACATGAACGTAGATGGAGATAGATTATACCTTGATTCTGCAAAACATTTAACAAACCAAAGTTTATTTCAAGAAGAATGTGTAAAACAATTACGATTTAATCCACCAACATTAAAAACAAATGATTGGAAAAAACTTACAAATATATTGTTAGAAAATGCAGAGGTAACAGAACCTGCAGAGGGCACAGGCACAAAAGATATATTACGAAATTATTTAGAAGATTACTGTGTAAATAGAATACAAAAAGATGATTACGATGATTTAAAAAATGGTGGTACGTATACCAAAGAAGGCTATCATCACTTTGTATTTGATAATTTTTTTCACAACTACTTATCTAGAAAACATTGGAAAGTGCCGTATCAAAGAACATCACAGATGTTAAAAGATAATTTAAACTGCACAACTAAACGTGTGGGTAAACACAAACTGTCTGTATTTGTAGTAGCAAGATTTGATAAACGAGTAGAAACATATAAACCAAAACAGTTTAAGAAAGAGAATTATTAATGAGAACAATAATATATGGACCACCAGGAACAGGTAAAACAACTAGATTATTAAAAGAAATAGATAAATTTTTAGAAACAACAGAGCCAAGTAAAATAGGATATTTTACATTTAGTAAAAACGCAGCAACACATGGCAAAGAACAAGCGGCACTTAAATTTAAATTATCTATGTTAGATGATTTACAATATTTTCAAACACTACACTCGTTTTGTTTTAAACAACTTAATTTAAATAAAACGTTAGTTATGCAACCAAAACACTATAGAGAATTAGGTGAGAAGATGGGCATAGAAATAGAGGGTACACAACAAGATGAGGATCACGAAAGTGTGTTTCATTCAAAAAATCCTTACATACAATTAATAAATTTAGCTCGATCAAAAGAAATAGACCCAATGAAATACTATCATCTTACAGATAATCCAAAAATATCTCACAATAAATTAGGAATCATAGCTGAAGAATTAGAGAGATACAAAAAACAAAATGGATTAATAGATTTTCCTGACATGATAGATAGATTTATAAATGGCTATGTTGATGAAACTGGAATAAAAAAAGAATACGAGGCACCAAAATTACGTGTAATTTTTGTCGATGAAGCACAAGATTTAAGTTTAATACAATGGAAGTTAGTTCGTAAAATTGAAGATGCTGCTGTGGATTCTTTTATCGCAGGTGATGATGACCAGGGTATTTACAAATGGAATGGTGCACATGTAAATACATTTATAAATTTAGAAGGCACAAAAGAAATATTAGAACAATCACACAGGGTGCCACAAAAACCTTTTGAACTTGCAAATAAAATTATTAATAAAGTTAAAAACAGAGTGAATAAAAAATATTATCCAAAAAACAAATGGGGATCTTTACAACACTGTGAAAGTTTACATGAAATAAATTTTACAAAAGGTAAATGGTTGGTATTAGCCACAGCAAACTACATGTTAAAAGACATAGGTGATGTGTTAGATGAGAAAGGATTGTACTGGCAAAGAAGAAATGCAACACCAAGAGTTAAAAATTTGTACGAAGTTATACAAAAATGGAATGAATTAAAAACAGGTGTGCCCATGCACTTTAACGATTGTAAAAAAATTTTTAATAAAATGGATAAAAACTGGGACAATAAATTATTTAAAGGTATGGTCAAAGATCAATTCTATGACATAGATACATTAAAAGATAAATATGGTTTACAAACAGAGGCAGATTGGCAAGAAGCATTAGATGAGTTAGGCGATGAGGACGTTAGAAAAATATTAAAACTAATTAAATCAGGAGAGGATTTATCTAGAACACCACGAATAAGTATATCTACAATACATGGAGTGAAAGGAAACGAAAGAGAGAATGTAGTAATTAACACAGAACTATCTGGAGCAGCTTATGATGAATATCAAAAAAATCCAGATGATACACACAGATTGTTTTATGTTGCATGCACAAGAACAGAAGACAATTTATTTATAATCGAACCACAAAGGAAAAAAGCGTATGACATCTAAAGTATGGAACAAGCAGCACGGCGGGAGCCATTATCAGAAATATAAAATTCAACCCAGTAAGTTTGTAGTGGAGAATGAGTTGTTATATCCTGAAGGTTGTGCTATAAAATATATAATAAGACATCGTGACAAGGGAAAGAAACAGGATTTATTGAAAGCAATACATTTTATAGAAATGATAATTGAAAGAGATTATGGTGAAACCGATATTTAAACCACAGACAGAATGGTTACCACCAGATTCTTTTCCTGATCTATCAAAGTATGATGAGATAGCGATTGATCTAGAAACAAAAGACCCCGACCTAAAAACTATTGGATCTGGATCTGTTATAGGTCGAAGTAAAATAGTTGGGATAGCTGTGGCTGTGCAAGATTGGAAAGGGTATTATCCAATAGCTCATGAGGGTGGTGGCAACATGGATAAAAACATGGTCCTAAAATGGTTTCAAGATGTTCTAAATACAGATGCAATTAAGATATTTCATAATGCCATGTATGATGTGTGTTTTATTAAAGCTGCAGGCCTTAAAATTAATGGAAAGATCGTAGATACCATGATTGCTGGCTCTCTGGTGGACGAGAATCGCTTTCGTTACGATTTAGGCTCTATGGGTCGGGATTACCTTGGAATAGGCAAAAATGAGGCTGTATTGAAAGAAACAGCAGATCTGTGGGGTGTAGATGCTAAATCTGAGATGTATAAACTACCTGCCATGTATGTGGGTGAGTATGCCGAACAAGATGCAGATCTAACTTTTAAACTCTGGCAGGAGATGAAGAAACAAATATATCACGAGGATGTTGAGGATATATTTAATTTAGAGACTGAACTTTTTCCTTGCCTAGTCGATATGCGTTTTTTAGGAGTTCGAGTAGACACCCAAGCAGCATATGAATTGAAGCAACAATTATTAACAGAAGAAAAAGAATGCCTACAAAAAATAAAAACAGAAACATCAATAGATGTTCAAATATGGGCTGCACGTTCAATAGAGAAAGTTTTTCAAAAACTAAGCCTACCATACGACCTAACTGCCAAAACAAATTCTCCATCATTTACTAAAAATTTTCTGCAGAACCATCCTCATCCAATGGTAAAATTGATAGCTCGTGCTAGAGAAATAAATAAATCTCATACTACTTTTATTGATACCATATTAAAGCATCAACATAAAGGTAGAATACATGCAGAGATAAATCAGATAAGATCCGATAGTGGTGGAACTGTGACGGGTAGATTCAGTTATAACAATCCAAACTTACAGCAGATACCAGCACGGAACAAGGAACTTGGACCACGAATCAGAAGTTTATTTATACCAGAGGAGGATTGTCAGTGGGGTTGTTTTGATTATTCACAGCAAGAGCCACGTCTTGTTACACACTATGCAGCTCTTGATGGACTCTATGGTGTCGACGAAGTGTTAGATGCATACAATGAAGGTGAAGCAGACTTTCATCAGATTGTTGCGGAGATGGCAAACATACCTAGATCACAGGCCAAAACAATTAATCTTGGTTTATTTTATGGCATGGGTAAAAATAAATTACAGGCAGAGTTAGGTGTATCTAAAGATGATGCTAATGATTTGTTTAGACTTTATCATGACAAGGTGCCTTTTGTTAAGATGTTGATGGAGAGTGTGATGCGTAGAGCCCAAGACAAAGGTCGTGTTAGAACTTTACTTGGTCGTAGATGTAGATTTAATTTGTGGGAACCTAATCAGTTCGGGATACACAAAGCATTGAATCATGAAGATGCACTCGCGGAACACGGACCAGGGATCAAACGGGCGTTTACCTACAAGGCACTAAATAAATTAATACAAGGATCAGCTGCAGACATGACTAAAAAAGCCATGGTAGATTTATACAAAGAGGGTATCATACCACATATACAAGTGCATGATGAACTTGATATATCAGTTAGTAATAATGCAGATAAAATAAAAGAGATTATGGAGTCTGCTGTTGAATTAGAAGTGCCTAACAAAGTGGACTATGAATCTGGACCAAATTGGGGTACAATTAAATGAGGAGTTTTTATGGCTTATTTAAATGCAAATATACCAGTGGAGTATGCACAAATCAGAAGAGTC